CGGCCTGTGTTATTTAACTAAAAACCTAAAACTATAAATATTACTACTAACCTAAAACATGTGAGAAAGCACCGCTGTGTTCCTAACAAATCAAACAATCTACTTATATGAAAAACTTACCTGTATTTGCTCTAATCTATGTGCTCGTTGTACGGCTCTATGTCCGCAGGCTCCGATGTCTCGACGTTCTGTGCCTCTACGTCACTGTTGTCGTAGTGCTCTCCGTCCACGCCGTAGCGCCCGCGCTTCTCTTCGATGGGCTTGTGTGCCTCTTCACCCAGCAGGATGTCGAAGTGGCGCTCCGTCTTGTCTATCAGCACCGTTGCCAGCATCTTCCACAGTCGGGCATGCTTGTCGCCTGGCAGACGGCATGAGCTCTTGTTCTCGGCAATGCTCAGTGCCTGCTCCGCACATACCACGGCAGCGGCGATATAGCTGACGGGAATGCTGACGTGTACGAAAACCCAACGCTCACAGCAGTATGCCAGGATGATGATGACCATACGCTCGATGAGCGTTGGGATAACCGAACGGAATTTATATGAAACGAATTTTGCCTTATGGCGCTTTGTCTTCTCAGGATAACGCTTGTGTACTCGCTTGTCAAGCTCGAAGGCTGACCACGCATCGTACAGTACGAAGAGGAAGGCGACAGCCAGCAACGGGAACGCGGGTGTAAACTCACCTACAATCCAGCCTGCTATGCCGCCCAGCGTGAGCCAGATCCACTCTATCCATGTCACGTTCATTATCGAATAAACGAATCCGTTGTATGAAGCGGCGACGGCCGCAAAGAGTTTCGTAATCATTTTCTCGTCAGTATTTCTTTTGAAGGCAATATACATAACCGCTTCCGAAAATGCAAGGGCAAACGAGGAGGTTGTAGAGCTGAAAGCCCGACAATGCTCATAACTTTGCCCTTGATTTTCGTGAGGCGGTGGTGTAAATTTGTTCGTAGTATAACACAACAACTAACGCAAAAACAAGAAGATTATGGCAGACAACAATGTAACAGTAGATCCACGCTACATGACGTACAACAAGGAAGAGATTCAGGGTTTGCTCGACAAGGTACACAATGCTGATGCTGAGCCAACGGCAGAGAGTACGAATATGATCAGCAGCAGTGCTGTGGCTGCAGCACTGACAGACATGGCTGAAGTAGGCGAAAAAGTGGGCGATGTGCCCGACGAGAATCCTGAGCCCGAGGAACAGGAAGAGGAACCCAGCGAGTAAGGCCGTGCGGAAGCGATTTTTTCACTTTTCACTATTCACTTTACTTTAAACAATGATTTACCCTGGCACTGACTTGAAGTTCCGCATCACCACGACGCAGCCGGACTTTAATCTCCCGGAGGACACGTTCGAGATCAAGATTAAAGACCAATACAACCGTGTGCGGCAGGTTGTCGCCAAGAGCGACTGCTTCTGGGACGACCAAGGCAACTGGTATTTCGTGATGGACGACGTGAAGACAGGCATCTACTTCGCCTGGTTCCACGGCCGATACGAGGACGAGGACTACGACGACCAGCGGCGCGACTTCACCGACATGCAGGAGCTGTGCCGCGTGAACTACCACGCCTGGCCTCGCCACCACCACCATAAGCATGTGGTGCAGTACGAGCAGGTGTGGACGGTGAGCATTGACGGCGAGGACTACCTGGCGGACTGCGACGGCAACTACGTGCTGACCAGCGATGGCAACCGCATCTGTTTCAAGAGTAATAAAGAACAAGCAATAGGCGATATGGGAAAAGTACGCATGAAGATGACGGGCGACGAGTTCCTGCAGTTCATGGAGGGTCGTAACACCGACGGAACGATTGACACCATCCCCGAGATGATGGATGCCGCACGTGGCATCAGCGACGACGAGACGATACAGCACGACGTGAAGGAACAGATTGAGCAGGAGGCGGGCATGACCTACGAGGGCGACACCCGCACACTGTATATCAACGGCGCCAAGCCCAAACCTAAAGGAGACTGACCTATGGCACAGCAGAAACTACTGAAGGGCGACGACGGCTTCTACGTGGGCCGCGTGCTGAAGAACGGCAGTCTGTCGAAGGATGCCTACCACATCAGCAATCACGAGATTGCACGGATGTTCGAGGACTATCTGCGAGACTACTGCGAGCGCAACAAGACGAACATACTGCTGGCCTACCGCAAGGGACGGCTGGTATATGAGACGCTGTTGCACAATGATGACGGAACGGTTGGCAATAATACTCCAAAACCAAAGGAGGAATAAGCCCAGCCCATCGACTCAAAGCATCTGAATTGGCCGATAACTACGGCCCCCAGATATTTTAGTTCACCAATTTTATTCACCAATTAAAGATTTAATCATTATGCCAGATCCAAAATTGTACATTGAGGTCCTTAACGACGGAACGCAGGACCTTTACATCCGAGACGCGGAAGCGCAGGAGGAGATTGCGCAGATTAAGGAGACCATTAAGAATGGTGCTTCTTACATCGGTAAATTCGTGAGCGCCGTAGTTGGCGGCGAGACAGTGACAACCTTGAAGGATGGTGACGTTGTAACGAGCATCACCACCACCAAGGGTACGTTCGTTCCTGGTACACCTGCTTCGGGCCAGTACAAGCTGAACGAGGGTGACTTCACCGAGATTCAGGGTACTGCCGGTAAGCCCAGCGTGGAGTTCATGTGGAACGGCACAGCTATGGACGAGTTCGGTAGCACTTCGCTGCTGAAGAGCCTCGCCTTCAAGGACAGCGCCAGCGGCAGTTACACTCCCGCAGGTACCAACGCTGCCAGTGCCGTTAGCTTCACAGGTCAGACCGATGGCGACTTCGTGACAGGCTTCGACACAGCTCCCGTCGCTCCTTCGTTCTCTGAGGGTGCTTTCGACCAGGGTTCGCTGCCCAGCTTCTCTGAGGGAGCTTTCGACCAGGGTTCACTGCCCAGCTTCTCTGAGGGTGCCTTCGACGCAGGTTCGCTGCCCAGCATGACCTACGACTCTACCAACCGCAAGCTGACCTTCGGTGCCGGTACACTGCCCTCTAAGGCTGCCGATACCTTCAGTGCAGGTTCGCTGCCCACAAAGGCTGCCGACACCTTCTCTGCTGGTTCGCTGCCCTCAAAGAGTGCCGACACCTTCAGCGCAGGTACTGTTCCAACACTGGCAACCGGCAAGGCTATCACAGCCGTTGGTACTGGTGAAGCTGCTGCACAGACCTTCACAGGTACTGCAGGCACCGTTACCGTTTCATAAGCGGTCTCTCACTTGGGAAAGGGAGCGGTTTTCCAATCCTCCATCTCCCTTTCCTTCATTTTTTTGAATTGTAACATAACAAAGGATTATGGCAAACGAAAAGAAATACTTGGAAGTATTCAACGGTGGTCAGGATGATCTTTACATTCGCGATAAAGAAGCACACGAAGGACTCTCCAACCTGGAGGATCTGGTGCAGGACCTCTACGCCGCACTGACACAGAGCGATATTGTGCCGGTGCAGTCGCTTCCGGTCTCGCCAGATACAAGAACGGTATATCGTACCATCGGCACCGACTCCTATAGCGACCACATGTACTTCGGCGGGCAGTGGTTCACGCTGGCCACCTACAATGGACAGCCTATCACTGAGGAGGATGTGATAGAGATGATTGACACCAACGCCGTAAATGCAAAGATAGTGGTTGGTGACCCTGTGGACGACTGGGACCCAGGCACTGCAGAGGAATACTTCGAGCAGATACAGAGCGAGGTGGAGAACCTGAACGCGGTGGTCAATGCCGCACAGCTGGAGATTGGAGCCGTGCAGACAGACCTGGTACCCACGGAGGGTTCTGCCAACCACTGTACCAGCGGCACCATCTATACGGCTCTGGAACAGAAACTCAATACTTCAGACCTTCCTACAGGCGTAAGCGCTTTCCAGAACGATGCAGGCTACCTGACGCAGCACCAGGACATCTCCGGAAAGGCTGACGTGGCCGATGTGGCCCTTCTGGGCCCTGTGGTAGGAACAGTATGATGACTGTCTAAACATCATTAAACAACTCAAAAATAGTAATTACTATGGCACAGAAACCTTTTGAAGAAATACGGATAGACCTCCGCCCGTTCGGTTGGGGAATCCGTGACGTGGGCGTCATCTGGCCCGACGACCACAAGGAATTAGGCCCTGACACCGTTGGCACTGTGGAGCTGAAGGACAGTGGCGTGGAAATGGAAGACCTCTCTCCGAATGTTACAGAGACGATGGCTTGCCTTGGAGACGTGGTTGGAACAGTATAACCAACACAAAATATTAACTTTATAATTATTTGCGATCATGAGTACAGAAATCAGAAAAATGACCAAGAAGGTCGAAGGTCAGGATGTACAGTTCTATCCTCAGACCCACAAGCAGGCTGTCATCGGTCTGTCAGAAGAGTTGGTCTCCAAGGCTTCTATCGCCGCCCTCGAGGACGGCACCGTCGTTCCCCAGCTCGCCACCAACCTGGAGAACTGGGAGGACCGCGACGAGATGTCCGTGGAGGACAAGTGGACGGGCGTGGTACGTACCACCGCTGGAGACCAGAGTATCAACAGTGAGGCTGGTGCCAAGCTGATCAGCATCAACCCCGTCAGTGACTTCTATGCCGAGAGCATGAAGGCCACGGGCTTCAACCTGCTGCGCAACGCAGTGGCCGTTGGTAGTGGCTTCTACTTCCTCGTTCCGAAGCTGTCCTTTGGCACTTACGGCACGGCGAACCAGCCCAACGGCGTGCTGTTCACCGACGCTGCTGGCAACAACCTCACACCCACCGTGCGCTTCAAGGCGCTCTCTGCTGGTGTTCCTACGTCTGTCAACGACGGCAGCGCATGCGCTTATACCGACAGCCACGGCTATCGCTTCTTCACCACCAGCCAGGCAGGCTATATCATCGTCTCTGGCATCACGCTCGCTACCACCTGTGCGCATATCGGATGGAGCCGCCGCTATGACGACTATGTAGCCGTGAATGCCGAGGGTGACGCAGGCAGCACCATCGCTCTGTCAAGCATCATCCATGCCGTTCATGACTTCGACATGCTGCTCACCGCTACCCGTGCCGGCGAGATGGTTGCCGACAGCATTGCTTTCGGTGCATCGGATGCTACGTGGACGCGCCGTGTGAACCGTGTGAAGCCCACATGGACGAACACAGAGACTCAGGAAGGCAGCGGTCAGTACCTGCACGAGGCTACTATCGACACCATGCTTCCTGGTGGTATCGTGGAGTGTGGTGAGATAGAGATGGCTGTCAACGGTACGACCATCAGCTATACCGACGAGAACGCTACCGGCACCACCGACTGGGTGAAGTTCCAGCTGGCTACCGAGGCCACAGGAACCGTCAGCCTGTCGAACGCCCTCACCGTAGAGGACTGGGGTCTGGAGATGCTCGTAGGTGCTACCGGCGAGGCAGAGATTACCACGCAGTATGCACAGGGATACCCCGATGCAGTTGCTAACCTCGTGAACGGAGGCTATCAGCAGCGCACGCAGGAGCTGGAGGCACAGATTGAACAGCTGAAGGCCGAGATTGCCAACATCGGTGCTCAGGCCGAGGGTTACATCCGTGTGTCTGGTTCGAGCAACCCAGCCCTGAACTACAAGCACTACTCGAAAGGTGCTCCTGGAGGCTTCACCAACGAGAGTGTCAGCGGCCTGTTCTACCCCTGCCTGATTGGTACGAAGCTCAGTGGCAACGACGCCCAGATTGGTAAGATCCTCGTGGTGCTCGACAAGCTCGGCGCTGTGACTGACAGCGGCGTGGCCAAGTGGAAGGATCTCAGCGGCACGCTCCATGCCATCGACGGCAGCGAGGGCGACGTGATGATCACCAACATCAAGCCCTACCACGCCATCTTCGGCAAGTACACCATCGGAGGTACTGCCTTCGACGTATATCTCACCAACCCGACAGCCTTCACATGGGAGGGTATCGAGAGTGAGGAGATTCCTATGGGTGCCGCCAGCCCCGACTACTGCGTAAGCCATCAGGACAGCGACAACGTGACACGTATGCACTCGGTCTATAACCCCTCATGGAACGGCTCATATACTGCACCTGACAGTGTTGTAGGTAAGTTCATCTACTCTCAGAATGCCGAGACTGGAGAGATTACCGAGACCTATGACGCATCGGCTACCCTGCTGGGCGGTGCTGGTGGTCTGCATACCACAGATATAGACCTGCCTACAGGTGAGCAGCGAGCTATGAACAACAACGCCGATACTACCAAGACCGTTCCGTTCATGAACGGTACAGTCCGCAGCGCTGAGCTGTTCATGGCGAACATCCTCGCAGAGGGTGGTACCTTCGACGCTCACAATGCCACGAAGATGGGTAGTGGATTCTGCTCTAACGACGGCGCAACATCTGCTTCCGACTGGGAGGAGAGCGCAAGTGGTGCTAAGAACGGCGTGCGTCTGGTTGACAAGAACAGTGCCCTGAAATATTACACGCTTGGAACCAATGCAAAGGCGTGGACAGGAAAGAGCAGTGACTTCCAGCTCGCACTGATGATTAACTCATGGCGCAACCCATTCCATGTGATGGAAGCCCAGCGTGCCGTAAGCTATGCCGTTCAGAATGGCATCGGCGAGCTGAAGTGGTTCGTCTTCGAGGGTAATAAGTATAAGTACCGCTCAGTGGACGGCTTTGCCGGTCCTGCACAGGGCGAGATGACCTGCGTGCTGTGGAAGATGCTCTCTACAAAGTGCGCGTCCAACGTCAAAGATCCGACAGACAAGACTACGAGCATTGCGGGCAACCGTATCGACTTCCTCATCAGCACAGCCTTGTTCCACGGTCGTACCACTCAGGTGTCGCCTTCATGGTGGACCAGTGGCCTGCTGTTCACTGAGGATGAGAATGGCCAGTATGAGGCATTCGTCGAGCGCGATCAGGCCAAGCTGGTGAAGAGCGTTGCTGCCGACAACTACAACCCCGCTACTCCACGCGATTTCGAGACGGCCTATAAGCACGTCGGCACATTCGCCAAGGGCGAAGGATACCGCAAGAACTATTCTGCAGAAGCCTTCATGCTGCCAGACAGCAATGCCAACAAGAGCGGTGCAGGCCTGCATACCTATGTGGGTGGCTACAACTGGTTTACTGGCACAGAGGCTAATGCTGGTAAGAAAACGGTTCGTGGCTTCCGTCGCGGTAGTAACGCCGGCTCCTCGTCCCT